ACCGTTTAGGTCTTGTAACTTTTGGTTTTGGTTTTCTTTTGTGCGACTTTATCCAACTTAAAAGTCTGTCATAATCTTTGTCAGATAAAGCTAAGTCATTTGCAACAATAGTTGCACGATAATACCACGCTTGTTGTATATTTCCTGAACCCATATTCATATCCCAGGTTCTAACTTGCAATGTATTTTCTAATATTGTGTAATGATTAGGATCAAATCCCCAATCTCTTAACAAGTCCTCAAACTTAGGACTTGCATTAGTAGTTGGTCTGGAAGTTATAGTTCCTTTTTTATTACCGTGTGTAAAGCTAACACCTGGTTCCCATCCTTGCGGATGAGTAGGTATTGGTGCTTTAGTATTGTGTGATACGTCCTGCTGACTCTTAGTAAGTTCCTGCAACTTACTTTGAGATTTTTTATTACTCAATAGAAACCACCTTTCTTAAGTAATTATTTTGTTATTTGTTTTTTAGCGTATGTCTTAACAACTGCTAATGCAGCTCCACCACCAGCTAATGCTGCAAGTTGAAGTGTCTCTGCCTCAACTCCTGCCAATGGTGCTACGACTAACGCTCCGAGAAATGCTTCCACGAATGTCCAAAAGGTTCGCTCCAACATGTCTTTGAGATCTTCACTCAATTTATACTCCCATGCGTCTGACCATGGAGTCCACCATACGTCTGTCTTAAACGTACCGTCCTGGTTTCTTGCTCTTTTACTTTTTTCAAATAAACTCATAACTAAATTATACTACACCCACACGACATTTCTACCTTTTATTTGTAGAAAATTGATTTTTATTGTAATGTTTGCACTCCTTATTTAAACACACAAAATTATTACCTTTATAAATTAAAGGACGTTCGCAACTAGGACAGTTTATACTTATATAAATCCTAGTATTTAGTTGCTTTTTTCTTGCGCTTTGAAGAGTATCTTTTCTTCTTTTTACCTGGCATGTTAGGCATTAGTTCCACCATCCTTTCCTTGGTTCATATACTTTGGTAACTTTTTTTGCAGGTGCCTTAGCTTTTCTTTTTAACTTAGTAAACGGATTAGCTTGAGTATCATAATCAACATATTGTATTGTTACTTTTTCTCCCCTAAGTAGTGCATCTCTTATATAAGGATAAGTAGTTGCATAATTAGAACCTGATTGTCCTACCCAACCATTTGGTTTCACAATGTTACTCTCTTGTGAATCTCCTACAATCAAACAACCCATAGTCGAAGAATTGTCATTACCTTTATGGATTAAGATATACTCAAATCCAGGTACGTCTTTAATCCACAGCATACCTGCACCATGGAACTCTTCTCCATAAGATCTAACATAGCGTTGATAAAAACCACCCTCTGCTCTTAACACAACTGGATAAGTACCAGCAGGTATTCTGGTTTCACCTCTGATTTTAATATCTCTAAATTCATCTTCTATTGTGTAAGCTAAAAACTTTTTGTTCATAGCATTAGTAACATCCATTAATATACCTGATGTACTGTCTGGTTCTGAACTAAATCTTAATACTTGTAATTTCATTTTATTTCCTGACAATATTGACTACCATATTTACAGTTGCATATCTGTACAAATGATCCATCTTCTTTAGTTGTAACCATGCACATTAACTTCCTCCACAACAACCGTTGCCACAGCAATCCATTATCTACTAACCTTTCTCTTATTATTATCTTCTGGTTTATCTTTTCTAAAATTCATAGTTAACAACCATATACCTAAAGTAATAACAGTTGCTAATCCTGTAACCTGTTGAGCAGTTCCTGTCAAAGTAAGTGTTGCAATCACTAACCCAACCAAAGTCCAAGAAAGGTTTAATGTTTCTTTTACAATTGCAATAATCCAGGATGTTATTTTTTTTACCATTTGACTTTATCTGCCCAGTAAGCTGCTGACATTTTACCTTTCTTAATATTTTTTTTGTGTCTTGCTTTAAAAGATCTTGACCTAGCAGTATTACCTTTATCTCCAGACACACCTTGTTGTCCAAATCTAATTAATTTTATTTTATGTCCCTCTTGTGCAAGCACGACATGTGATTTACTACCATGCTTCGGAGTTTTTTTAGGTTTATTAACACCTTTTAATCCATGTTTTTTTAACATAGCTGCTTTTCTTTTTGCATGAGGCATTAGAATCTCCTCATTGCTAACGCAACTAAACTTGCAATCCTAGTAATAATTACTGGAACAACAACTTCTTGTGCTTTTTCACGTTGATCTTGTGTCATATCTTTACCTATATTAGATATTACCACATCAGATAAATCGACATCCACCAAAGTACCTATTGGATCTTCAATGAATGATTCTATTTGAACCTCAACAACTACGTCTGCTAAGGTATAATCTTCTACGTCTGTATTTTCTACAGCTCTTTCTATGTATTCTTCTACTGCTTCAGCAACTACTTCGTCTGACTTAATAGCTTCTGCAACGATAGCAACATCTTCATTTTCAACTTGTAATACCTCAGCAACAACTTCAACTTGCTCCTGTGTAAGATCTTCAACATCTTCTATTGCCTCCTCTACTACTGCCTGTATGACTTCTTGTACTTCTTCAGAAACTTGATCTAAATTTTGTACGCCAACGTCATTTACTTCTGTGAGGACCTCAACAACTTGTTCTTCGGTAAGGTCTTGTACATACTCTTGTATAGCTTCTTCTTTTGCTTCTTCATATTCAATTAACTCCTCTTCAGTAAATTCTTCTATCTCTTCCTCAGTTGCAATAGGAATATCTACTACGATTACTTCCTCTATTTCTGCAACTTCTTCTTCTAACTCTTCTTCAGTTAGATCTTCTACCTCTTTAACATCTTCCTGTATTGGCTCATCCAAAACTTCCTCATCAGTTTCTTCATCTTCCACCACAATAACAATGTCATCTTCTATTACCTCCTCTTCTACTATTACAATTATATCTTCTGGTATATCTAATTCAATTACTTCTTCAACTATTTCTATAACCTCAATAGTTTCTTCTATTTCTTTTATAACATCTACAAGTTCTTCTACTTCTTCTTCAGATAAATCATCTAATATAATTACAGTATCTTCAAGTTCTTCTAATATTTCTTGTTCTTTTTCAGCATCAAGTTGTTCTTGTATTAAACGTTCTTCTTCAGCTTTTATCTCTGCTTCAATAGCAGCTATTTCTTCTTCTGTGAGTTCTTCGTTATCCTCGTCCTCAAGTTCTTCCTGAATTGTTTCTTCTCCGAGGTCGTCATCTCGTAGTATCTCTTCGTCCAACTCATCTAACTCTTCCTCTTCTTCTGGTTCGATAATAATAGTAATGATGTCAGGTACATCAGAGCAATCGCCATCTTGATAACCATACCAATCTCCACTTTCTACCGCTTCCAGGTATTGTTTAAACGATAAAGGATTGTTCGGATGTTCACAACCGTATTCGTCCCACGCAAGGTAAGTAGTGTTACCGTCCTCAACAACATCTTTCGCTTTAGGTAACGTAGTAGTAGTCGTAGTCGTAGTTGTAGTCGTGGTAGTAGTCGTTGATGACGTGGTAGAGCTTGTTGTCGTACTAGATGTCGTTGTAGTAGGTACATTATCATATTTATAGTATATATCATCTATAAGGTACCAATCAAAATTTGATTCATTTATTCCATCAATAACAATTTCTGTAATAAATGTATCTACATCTTCTGCAACTGTCCAGGACTTAGACATAACCGTTGTGTAATCTGTATGTTGATCTAATGTAAATGTTTCAGATGCACCATTATCGTAATACACGGTACCTGATATATTACTTACATCTGTAGCACCATATTTAAAACCTACTTCGTATGGTTCATTAGGAAAGGCAATAGTTATGCTATCACTACTACCTCTTATACCTAAAGCATGCCTGTTTAAACTAAAATACGTTGAACCAAAACAATCTAAATCTTCTATACCTATACTGCCACCGACATTTGTATTAGCACATTCAGGAGAAGCAGTAGTAGCAGCAGATACTTCTGTATCATTACCGCCATATAATATATCTATATCAGTATTTATTTGTTGGTCATTAAATGTTTCTGTTACTGTAGTTTCTTCTGCTATAGAATATATAGGCACAGCTAGTAAAAGAACTGCAGTTAATACTGCAAGTTTTCTCACATCAAATTATTGATTAACACCACCAATGCCGAGATTGCAACTAACCAACCAGATAACTCTTGCCTTGAAATTTTTTGATTAACTTTTTCGTGTAACTCATCTATGCGTTTGTTTATATCTTGTTGTCCCTCCAATATAAGATGTAACATTTCTTTTTGTGTAAATCCATTACCGCTATGGGAGGTCATCAGAATTCCATTCGCTATCTAAATCTACTATTTGTTGAAATTGTTTGTCTATGTTTGCGTAATTAATTATTTTTTTAAGATAAGATGTAAAATCTCTAAAGTAATATCCAATAAAAAATATAATAATAAAATCCATAAAGGACATTATATCATATTACATTTGATTTCTTTGCATCTTTGTAGCCACCTATTATATTAATTTTGTATAATCTATATCTTTTATTTTTGTGTAATGTTGATACCAAGATAATGAACTCATAGGACCATGTGCAAAATCTGCTTTATCATGTGGATTTGTCCAACTCATACAATGCATAACCATTTCTTGTACACCTTGAGATGGAGTTTTAAAATAAGTTATTGCTTTATGTAAAGCGTCTTTCCAAAAACTATTTTGTTTTTTATATGGAGATAAATAATGCAACATAATTGTATCTTTACATGCCATGTAATCATTGTGTATAGCTTCATTAGCGTACTCTGCACTATGTTCTCCTGCTATATATCCCCATATATTTCTATATGTTTGTGTGTTAAGCCATGATGTTGTTGCTTCCATAGGTTCTAAAAAATATCCTGATAATCCTAAATACATATAATTATCTTTTATAATATTTTTTTTAATATAATTATTAAATTTTAAACTATATATATCATTAGTAACATTTACTTTTTCTTTATCTAATAATTCTTTAAATAATTTTTCAGCTTCTTCTTCAGTATTTATATTTATATTGTATAAAAATCCATAAGTACACTCATCTAAAGTATCTATTGCCCAACACCAACCTATGTCATGTGCTATATGTCTTGAACCATTAAA